ATGTCGTCCGACAGGAACCACCTCCGCCAAGGGCAGGCGAGGCCATCGCAGGTCGAGCCCCGCCCCGCGCACGGGACGAACGATCCGGGCCCGGCCGCGACCGGCCCGGGTGGCACATTGCCGGCCGGGGGCGAGACAGCGTCGCCGAGACCCGTTCCGGCGGGCGATGCCGCGGGTGTTGCAGGACACAAGGGCGAGCGTGCGTCCCGGATCGGCCTGCGCACGGATGCCCCGGCCCCGGGCACCGATGCCGCGGCGCCGTCCGGCGCCGACGGGCCTGAAATGCCCGGCAGCGCCGCGGGCATGGTGTCGGGATCCGCGGAGCAGCTGGTCATCCTCCACGACATCGTCACCGGGCTCGAAGCCGGCGTTTCCGACGTTCTGAGCGAGGGTCGGGCGCTCGAGCCCGAGTACATCGTCATCCTTCAGCGGATGGATTTCGTCCGGCAGGCGCTGCTGGACATGGGCGCGATGCTGGGCGAGATCGCGCCGCATCTGGGATGGTCCGGCACCGGACGACCCGACATGGCGCGTATCCGGTCTGCGGTTCGGATGGCGGCCAGCCTCGACGGTTTCGCACGGGCGGAGGGAAACGACGGAGAGGAGGCGCAGTTGTTCTAGCAGACCTTCGACAGGTGCTGACGGTTCCGCATGCCGCGGCGCGTATTCGGTCGCGTAGGGAGACCAGCGCAATCGGTGGCCGGTAAGCTCGCAGGCAGTCCGGCGCAGGCGGTGGTCGTCAAGCCTGCAGGGCGCGGCAGGGCACCGTCAGACGGACGACCCTCACCGGTCTCCGGCTCTTCGGGCGGGCGCGGAGCCCAAGAGGAATTGTCCCTCTCGAACAAGACCGCGTTGCAGGAATACGGCGTCCTTCAGCGAAACGGCGTCCCGCAAGGAGACGCCGTCCCGAGACCAGAACACCCCCCCTTCGGGAGGCCCCCCTTTCGGAACAGGATCGGCCACTGCAGGAAGACATCCCCCCATGGGAAGACGCCCTCCTGCAGGTAGCCCTGCCCTAGAGGAAGATGTCCGCCGCGGCGATGCTCGTCACGCCCAGCAGCCGGATCTCGAAGTCGTGCGCGCCGGCGCCGTTGGTCTCTCCCAGCAGGAAGCCATCGGTGCCGTTGGTGACGAAGCGCAGCTGGCCCGCGCCCGTGAAGGCGGCGCCGCCGATCCAGGTGAAGGCCTGGTTGCCGGCCACCGTCAGGTTCGCATCCATCGTGGTCAGGTCGATGACGTCCACGCCGCCGGTGAAGTCGGCGATGTCGTCCCGTGCGGAGGATGTGCTCTCGTTCTGGTTGTTGAAGTCGAACCTGTCCGCACCCGCGCCGCCGAAAAGCGTGTCCGCCCCGGTGCCGCCGGCCAGCCAGTCGTCGCCCGCCTGACCGAACAGCCGGTCGTTGCCGCCGCGGGCCTCCAGCACGTCGTTGCCGCCGAAGCCGTAGAGCTCGTTGCCGGCGTCGTCGCCGCGCAGCGTGTCGCCCGATCCGTTGGAGCCGAAGATGCCCTCGAACCCGTCGAACGTGTCGGTGCCCGACGATCCGCCGACCGCCTGGGCCGTGCCCTGCATGGCCAGATCGACCGTGACGCCGCCCGCTGCGGCATAGTAGCTGACGATGTCGAAGCCGTCGCCGCCATACATCATGTCGTCGCCGCCGGAGCCCTGGACGGTGTCGTTGCCGTCCATGCCGTAGAGCATGTCGCCGCCACCCAGACCGTAGATGTCGTCGTTGCCGGCGCCGCCGTAGATCTGGTTCGCCCCGCCGTCGCCGACCAGCAGGTCGTTGCCGCTGCCGGCGAGGATCGATTCGAAGCCGATCAGGATGTCCGAGCCCTGCGACGCCGAGATGAACTGGCTGCCGCCGAAGTTGATGTTGACCGTGATGTTGTCGGTGGCCGAGGAATAGTCGACGAGGTCGTACCCCGCACCGGCGTTCAGCGAGTCGTTGCCGCCGCCGCCGCCCAGGGTGTCGTTGCCGTCCAGCCCGAGAAGCGTGTCGTTGCCGCCACCGCCCTGCAGGTTGTTCTCGGTGGTCGTGCCGGTCAGCAGGTCGGCGAAGTCCGATCCGGTGGCGTTCTCGACGTTCGAGATGTAATCGCCCGTCGCATCGCCGCCACTGTGGCCGGTGGTCGACCCCAGGTTGACCGAGACGCCCGCGCTCGACCCGGCGTAGCTGACGGTGTCGATCCCGGCGTCGCCGTAGAGGTTGTCGCCGTCCGCGCCGCCGATCAGCAGGTCGTTGCCGTCGCCGCCGTACAGGTTGTCGCTCTGGTCGCCGCCGATCAGCGTGTCGTCGCCGCCGTACCCGTAGAGCGCGTCATTGCCGCCGCGGCCGTTCAGGATGTCGTTGAAGTTCGACCCGTACATCGTGTGGCCGATGTTGCCCTCGACATCGGTGAACCGGTAGCCGTCGGACAGCGTCCAGACGGTGTTGGTGCCGTTGATGAAGGTGATCGACTGCAGTTCCTGGTGCAGGTCGGAGCCGACGGAGGAGCTCACGTCGTGGGAATAGCGGATCGTGCTGACCACGCCGGCCTGCCAGATCTGCATGTAGTAGTAGCTGCCGTCGGCATACATCCGCAGGTCGGCGGGGGCGAGGCCGGTGATCTCGATCCGGTTCACGCCGGCCTGGTTCTCGTCGATGATCGTGTCGAGCGAGCCGTCGAAATGGCCGATGTGGAATTCGTAGAGATCGTCGCCGACGTCGCCGTAGAGCCAGTCGTCGCCGGTGCCGCCGTTCAGCAGGTCGTTGCCCTCGTTGCCGTAGAGGTTGTCGTCCCCGGAGGCGCCGTAGAGGATGTCGTTGCCCAGATAGCCGCGCAGGTTGTCGTTCCCGCCGAGCCCGTTCAGCGTGTCGTTCCCGGCCGAACCGTAGAGGCTGTGGCTGACGTTGCCCGAGATGTCGGTGACCCGCAGGCCGTCGGCGAGGTTCCAGACCGTGCCGCCGCCGCCGGTGAAGGTGATGGTCGACATGATCTCCGCCAGATCGGAGCCGGTGCTGCTGGAGATGTCGTGGGCGATGCGGATCGTGGACCAGGCCCCGTCGCGCAGCACGGCGAGGTGGGCGTAGGACCCGTCCTGCCACATCCGCAGTTCGCCGGCGCTGATGCCGTCGAGCACGAGGCGGTTCACGCCCAGCTGGTTCTCGTCGTCGATCGTCGTCTGCGATCCGTCGAGATCGGCGCCGTAGACCACGTAGACGTCGTTGCCGACGCCGCCGTACAGCCAGTCGCTGCCCGAGCCGCCCGCGAGCGAATCGTCGCCCTCGTCCCCGTAGAGCGAGTCGTCGCCATCGCCGCCCAGCAGGACGTCGTTGCCGAGGTAGCCGCGCAGCTGGTCGTCACCGCCGACGCCGTCCAGGGTGTCGTTCGCGCCGCTGCCGTAGAGCGTGTGGTTCACGTTCCCCGGCAGGTCGGTCATGAACAGACCGTTGGCGAGGTTCCAGGTGGTGGTCGTCGCGTTGACGAAGGAGATCGTCCCCATCACCTCGGCGAAGTCGGATCCCGTCGTCCCCGAGACGTCGTGAGAGATCCGGATCGTGCTGATCAGCCCGTTCAGGATGACCGACAGGTACATGTAGCTGCCGTCCGCGTACATCCGGATGTCGGAGGGCGCGACGCCGACGAGTGACAGCGCGTTGAGGCCGACGAGGTTCTCGTCGATGATCGTGTCGAGCGATCCGTCGAAGTCCGAGGCGTAGAAGACGTAGAGGTCGTTGCCCTGATCGCCGTAGAGGTAATCCGAGCCGCTGCCGCCGGTCAGGGTGTCGTCGCCGGTTTCCCCGTAGAGGTTGTCGTCGCCGCTCCCGCCGATCAGGCTGTCGTTTCCGCCGTAGCCGTAGATGTTGTCGTTGCCGTCACCGCCGTCCATCGTGTCGTTGCCGACGTCCGAGGTCGAGCTGGTCCCCTGCGCGTAGCCGTAGAGCGTGTCGCCGGTGGCCGTGCCGACAATGCTGTCGGATCCGTTCGTTCCGTAAATGGTAGGCATCTGAATATCCCTTGTGTCACATGGCTTTGCGGGTATGTCCCGTCCGGTGCGGGAACAGCGTTGCAGCGAGCCCGGGAATCATCCGGCCCTCTGCGTGCGGCACCTGCCTGAACGGGGTCTGTCGGCGCGGAGCCGCGCCAGGGAAGTCGTAAATCTTGTCGCCCCGCGCCGCGGGACGGTTGGAAATTGCCTGGAACGCGCCCGGAAATCTGAAGGCGCTCTGGGTCGGTCGGCCCGAAAGCCGCGCTCAGTCTAGGACAGGACGGCCGTCGTTGCAATCTCGCGCGTGCGGCGCGCGACGCCGCCCGAAGGGGACGGCGCGACTTTCCGCCGGATCGGCAGGAAGGTGGCGGGTCCGGAAGAGCGGCGCAGACAGGAGGGGGAAGTGGCGCACCCGAGAAACCCCGCGAGGGATTCCGGCATGTTCCGATGGATGCCAAAATGTATAGAGTTAGCAGCCACTTATCTGTCCATCTTGTTCCTAGTAAATCTTGCGCTTTCCCCCACCATCTGAAATGATGTGGGGGAAACAATGGGGGAAGTCCGGGGTGCGGAGCACTAGGAGACCGGAGAAGGCGTTGACCGCTCAATTCGTCCGGACGGCGAAGGAGCCGGGAAAATATTTCGACGGACACGGACTTTTCCTGCGCGTCGATCCCAACGGTTCACGCTACTGGGTGCAGAGGATCGTCATCCGGGGGAAGCGGTGCGAACTGGGCCTCGGCAGTCCGTCCCTGGTGTCTCTGGTGGAAGCCCGCGAGGCTGCGCTGGCGAACCGCAAGATGGCCCGCGAAGGTGGCGATCCCCTTCACGAGCGCCGAAAGTCTCAGGCCGTCCTGACGTTCGAGGAAGCCGCGCGACGTGCGCATGAAGAACTCGCCCCGACATGGAAGAACCCGAAGGACCGCGCCGCCTTCCTGTCGTCGCTGGAAAGCTACATGTTCCCGTCCATCGGGCGCGTGATGATCCCGGACGTAACGAGCGCCCAGATCAGGCAGGCGATTCTGTCTGCGCGGAAGGTGGCACCGGAGGTATCCCGCAAGCTGGTCTTCAGAACCGGCGCCGTCTTCAAGTGGGCCATCGCCGAGGGTATGCGGTCCGACAATCCATCCCGCTCCGAAAAGCTCGCCCTGCCCCGGCTGGAAGTCCAGAAGGGCCGGCGGAAGTCCCTGCCCTACGACGAGATCAACGCCTTCCTGGAGGCGCTGGCCGCATCGCGCGCCGGGATATCGACCAAGCTGGCGATGGAGTTGGTGATACTGACCGCCGCGCGATCCGGCGAGGTTCGGGAGGCGCGGTGGGATGAAATAGATCTGGATCGGGCCGAATGGATCATCCCGCCGGAACGGATGAAGATGAAGCGCGAGCATCGCATCCCCCTGCCCCGCCGGGCCGTGGATCTGCTGACAGAGGCGAAAGGCCTGGATGACGGCTCCGGCCTCGTTTTCCCCGGCACCAGACAGGGCCGGCCGCTGTCCGACATGACGCTGAGCAAGTTGGTGAAGGAACTGGGGTTCGATGCAGATGTACATGGCTTCCGGACCTCGTTCCGGACATGGGCGCAGGAGCGGACCAACTTCCCGCGCGAGGTGGCCGAGGCCGCACTGGCGCATCAAACCGGCAACGCGGTGGAGCAGGCCTATGCCCGCTCCGACCTGTTCGAAAAGCGCCGCAAGATCATGGCGGCATGGGCAACATATCTGGCGAATAGGCCGGGCAAAGTCGTGAGGATCGGGTGATGTTTATCGCAGAAGGCTTTTCTTCGCTGGGTCATGTCCGCCAGATGATGACGCATTACAGACTTCCCCCGGACCGATTGGACCTTCTGCGCAAAAAGGTTGCGAGGAAAATTGTTATCTTGAACCTTGAACGCGGCGAGACTGGGATGCGGACGATTCCGGATGATGTTGAAATGGAGACGCTAATCTCCAAGGTCGATAAGTACGATGTTGATCGTCAGATAATCGGCTATCTGCCGGGAGCAGTTCGGAACTATGCTCGAACAGTTCCACTATACCTTTGTGGCCCTAACTCGCCTGCGCTGGTCGTCGGGAAGAGCATTTTAAAAATCAACGTACGAGGGCAAGAGGAGCGCGAATTTGTATTCCTGTCGAATAGTCTTCATGTAGACGTCTCTGATCTGGAAAAGACAATCGAAGCGGCCAAAATCTTGCTCGGCGGTAGAATCGAGGTGCCGAAAATGTTTCATCATCGGCTTTCGCGAATCATTGATCTGGAGCCGGAATGTAGGGTGCTGAGGCCGTTCGACGGGTACACGCTGTGCGTCGAAAACTCCTGTCTTCCTTCAGAAAAACAAATCCAAGAAGCCTATGGTGTTTCCAAAGATGAGAAGGCTCCGGATGACGCGAAGGTTCCAAACCTGGGGCGCCCCAGAAAAAAGGAGGCGGCGGTGGCGGCATACGACGACTGCTATCCTGAGGGGCACGATGGCTATAGCTGGCCAGAGGTAGTTAAACGGCTCAGGGTCGAGGCAGGCGTGATAGTCAGCGCCGATACGCTGAAAGCCGGGCTGCGAGAAAGAGAGGAAAATAACGCGGAAAACCCGTAGGGGCTTTTTTCCGTTTTTCCTCGGCTTTCATGACTCTGACAATTCCGACACATTCCCAGGCATTCCGCAACCGTCAACGGGGAGCCGACAAATGCCTGACCGTTACCTGCGCCGCCGCGCCGTCGAAGAGATTACCGGCCTGAGCCGTAGCACCATCTACTTGATGATGAGCCGAGGGGAATTCCCTCGCCCGGTGAAGCTCACCACCCGCGCCGTCGCGTGGCCCGAACGCGAAATCACTGAATGGCTCGACAGCCGTGAACGCGCGGCAGCCTGAGGTGATCCAGCATGAGCAGATATACGAACCCCGGCGCGTTCGAGAACGCGACCGGGGCTGATTTCAAAGCTGGCTGGCTTCGGGATCAGGATACCACAGGCAAATCCAATCCGGCAATCGGAAAGCAGATCGCCGACCGGCACAAGCGGGCGGCGCGCTGCATTGGTTACGCGTTGTTCCTCGGCGATCTCGATAACTGGCTGGGGCTGGTGCCGATCCTGCGGGCGCGGCTTAACGATGAGGAGCGCGCGGCGCTGGCCTTCGCGTCCCTGAAGGCTCTCGATCGCGATCAGGCCGAACGGGTGGTGCAGGCGGCATTCCAGGGCGCCGAGGTGCCTCTGCCGTCCTGCGGCGATCCGGTGGCCGAGGCGGCATGGTGGGCAGCGCGGGCGCTGCCCGACGAAATCGAGGCCTACGCGCTGGCGACCTTCCGGCAGATGCCGCGCGGGCGGCAGGACGCCTTCCGGGCCTACATCGGGAGGGCGGCGGCATGAGCTGGTTTTGCGAAATCGACAGTTATCCCGAAAACGGCGGGACGACCTTCTCCGTCTATCTCTGGTCGCGCTTCCGGGACTCCGGCTACTGCGTCGGTGTCTTCGGCGACCGGCAGGAAGCTATCCGGCGGGCTCGGGCCTTCTGCGCCGTCGAAGGCCATGAACTGCGAACCTGCGAGATCGTCCTTTTCGAAGGGAGGGACGATGCGGGAATTTAAGGATATCGACGAGGAGCTGGGCGGCGGCGGTGCGCGGCCGCCGGGTTCGATCCATCCCACTGTCTATCAATGGCGGGATGCGACCGAGATCCCGCCTCGAAGGTTTCTTTACGGCAAACACCGCATCCGTGGCTTTCTGTCCCTTACTGTCTCACCGGGGGGGCTCGGTAAATCGTCCCTGCTGACGGTCGAGAACCTCTCCATGGTCACCGGCAAGCCGTTGCTCGGCATCGCGCCGCCGCATCCGCTCAGCGTCTGGTCGTGGAACGGGGAAGACCCCGGCGACGAGAACGAACGCAGGTTGCAGGCGGCATGTCTGCACTACGGTATCACGCGCGACGATCTCGGCGGGCGGCTGATGATGGACAGCGGGAGGAATGTGCCGATCAACATCGCGACCGCTTCGGGCAAAGGGTTCGAAATCGCAAAGCCGGTGACGGATTCCCTGGTCGAAGCGATCCGAACATCCGGTGCAGATGTATTCATCGTGGATCCGTTCATCACGACGCATTCAGTCGGAGAAAACGAAACGACCGCGATCAACGCGGTGGTGGCCGAGTGGCGGCGGATAGCCGACCTGACCGGCACGTCGATTGAACTGGTGCACCACGTCAGCAAGGCGGCGGCCCTGGATGGGGATTCTTTTGGCATCTACGGCAGCCGTGGAGCCGGTGCGCTGATCGACGGGGTGCGATCGGCCAGATACCTGTCGCGGATGTCGAAGGACGAGGCTGATCGCTTCGGGATCGAAGACCCCGAACTCTATTTCCGCGTGCAGATGGGCAAGGCCAATCTTGCACCACCGGGCAAGGCGGATTGGAGGCGGATGATCGGCATTCCTCTGCACAACGGACGTGATTTCTGGCCGGAGGGCGACGTAGTTGGTGTCTGCACCGCATGGGTGCCGCCGGATGCTTTCGACGGGCTTACGATTGACGACCTCGATCGCGTGCAACAGGCGATAGCCGCCTGCGAGGAAGCGCCCAAAGCGAACGAGCGGTCATCCGATTGGGCGGGCTGCCTGGTAGCGGAAACTCTCGACCTCGATATCGGTCGCGCTCTGAAGAAGAACGAACGCAACGCCGCGCAGAACCGCGCGCGGGCAAAGGTCCGGGCGTTGCTATCTGGATGGCTATCCTCCGGTGCGCTGGTTGTCGAAGAACAGCACAGCAACAGAGACGGCCGAACCGTGAAGGTCATTGCCGTTGGCGATCCGGCACATGATCGAGGGGCTGTCTGATGATTTCCGCACTCAAACTGACTGCGGCGGATAACTGCGGTGGACTGCGGAAATCGGGATGCGAGCGGGCGGGCGGACATTCCGCCGCCGCAGTCATTTCCTTTAAGGGTCGACGACTGCGGCGGATGCCGTTCAACCTTATCCGCAGTCACGGCGCGAAGCGCCCGCGCGGCAGCGCGGAATTGATCGGATCTGGTAACACAGCATCACCTGTTCGGCGCGCGGTGGTGCATCTCGAACGACAACCTGGCCGGGAAGGACGAGCAGAATGACAAAACCAACCCCCCTCACCCCTGCCCGCTTCGACGCCTTGGCGGCTGGTCCAGAGAAACTATGGGGCCTCGGCACCATCGCCGCCGCTCTGGGCATCAGCGTGGACAAGGCCCGCAGGCTGGCGAGGAACCCCAGCGTCCCGATCCACAAGCCCGAAGGCAGCGGCAGCTACTTCGCCTTCAGGTCCGATCTGATGGCCTGGCTCAAGGGCACAACCGTATGACCAACTACTCCAGCGAGGAAGAAACAATGCAAGATTTCACACTGACCCAGATGAAGGTGATCAACGCGCCGGCGAACAGCATCGGCAACCGGCTGCTGGCGACCTTCGATCTTCAGCTGCCTGTCCTGAAGGTGGTCGGATGCGTCATGATCAAGAGGGCTGACGGGTCCATTTCCGTGGATGGACCGCGCGGCAAATCCCACGCCGGAACGAAGATCGAGACAGGTTTCGTTCAGGGAGATTTCCGGGATGCGCTGACCGAACGCGCCGTGATGCTCTACGAGGGTTTCACTGGCGAGAGCATTGCATGATCAGGTGGGCAGGCCGAATGAATACCCGGCCTGCCTGAGGCTCTACGCGCAGCGCTTGCTGGCTCTGGCCATCTTGATGGCGTTCAACTGACCCTTGGCGATCGAGAGTTGTGCTTCGGGGTCATTCCCCGACATGCTGGCCAACGGCAGCCCGAGCAGGAAGACACCGAGAGCATCATTGTCGGCGGCGGCTTTCTGTTTGGCAGAAAGGCTTTCGACAGCGAGCTGCCCTTCGTTCTGCTTCTGGGCCAGATTGGAGCAGGACAGCTGCAAGTATGGCGTGTGGTCGATCTTTGCCGGTTCGACCGCATCGGGTTTCTTCGCGCAGGCGCCCAGCATTATCATCGAAACAAGTATCAGTATTGCGTTTTTCATTGTGTACCCATCCACCTTATTGGTGAGAGATCGTTCCCACTCCTCTGCCGGATTCTCCAAATGCTTCATGAAGTCGTGATCCATCGTGATCGACTTGTGTTGCTGACCAGCATCAGGACAGTGACCGGGGGTGGATCTGAACTTTCGCCCGTTTGAGGGGACCGGCGGGGGGACACTCGCGCACGATCTGCTCGAAACTGGATTTTCCCGGTCCGCACGAAAACCCATGAAAACCTAGTCTTAACCGCATCCTGCTAGCTGCCCCTCGGCCTTGCGGCGCCCGATACTGCGGGCATGTGGCCCTTCTCGCGCAAACCTCAGACCGAAACCAAGTCGCTCGCCGATCCGGAGGATTGGCTGGCGGAGATGCTCGGCGTCGTGCCCGTCGCTGCCGGCGTCAGCCTGACCGGCGAGACGGCGTTGCGGGTACCAGCGGTATCGGCTGCCGTGCGTGCCATTTCCGAAGCTGCCGCGTCCCTGGATATCACGGTGACCACGCCGGACGGCGCGACCGAGTTGACCGACGATCCGGTGCGCGCCCTGCTGCGCGGCGAGGCGAACGGGTGGACCTCCGGCTATGAACTGATCCGCGATCTGATCGTCGGCGCCCTGCTGCGCGACCACGGCGCGATGGCGTGGGTCAACCGGGTGAGCGGCCGGCCTGTAGAGATCATCCCCTATCGCCCCGGTGTCATCGCGGTGGATTACGACCAGGCGACGGGCGAACCGACCTACTCGATCAACAGTGTCCCGGTCCCGTCCGAAAACATCATCCATCTGCGCAGTCCCTTCGGCCGGGCGCCTGTCACGCTGGCGAAAGAAGCCATTGCCGTGGCCTTCGTGCTGGAGCGCCACGCGGCACGGCTCTTCGGGCGCGGCGCGCGTCCCTCCGGCGCGCTGATGTTCCCGCGCGGCATGGGCGAGGAAAGCGTGAAGAAGGCGCGCACCGCATGGCGGGCATCCCACGAGGGCGACGATACCGGAGGCCAGACGGCAATCCTCTACGACGGTGCGAGCTTCCAGCCGTTCACGCTGGCTTCGACCGACGCGCAATTCCTGGAAAACCGCACGTTCCAGATCCTCGAAATCGCCCGCGCATTCCGGGTGCCGCCACAGATGCTCTACGACCTCGGCCGCGCCACCTGGGCGAACGGCGAGCAACAGGGCCGGGAATTCCTGTCCTACACGCTGGAGCCGTGGCTCCGGGCGCTGGAGGCCGCGCTGGCACGCGGCCTCTTCCTGCCCGACGAACGCGCCGAGAGGGTCATCCGCTTCGACCGCGACGACCTGACCCGTGCCGATCTCTCGACCCGGGCGACGGTGATCAATTCGCTGATCGCATCGCGGGTGATCAACCCGAACGAGAGCCGCGACTGGCTAGGGCTGCAACCCTACGAGGGCGGCGACGAATTCGCGAACCCCAACATCACGGCCGCCGCGCCGCAATCCGAGGAGGAGCCGATCCGTGCTGTCGCTTGATGAGATCCGCGCCGATGCGCAGGACCAGGATCGTGGCCGTGAATTCGAACTGGTGGACCCGGTGACCGGGAAGGTGACGGGCATCACTCTGCGGATTGCCGGTCCCGACAGCGAGACGCAGAACCGTGCGCGCCTCGCCCTTGCCGATGCTCTGGCGGACCATGCCGACGACCAAGGGCGCGTCTCTGCCGCGGTGCGGGAACGTCTGCGGATCGAATGCCTCGCGGCCTGCGTGCTGGGCTGGAACGTGAGCGAGGCCGGCGAGCCGGTGCCCTTCAGCCAGACCAACGTGATCCGCCTGCTGCGCGCCGCGACGTGGGTGCAGGCGCAGGTCGATGCCTTCGCGGCCGATCGCGCAGCCTTCCGGGGGAGCAGATGATCGACACCTTCGACAGCTATTCGGCCGGCCCGGACGACCCTGCCAACGGTATGTTCGCCATCACGCCGAACGACGACGCCGACCTCGCGCAGATCACGCGGGCGGTCATCGCGACGGGCAGCGGCGTGGTCGCGGTTGTCATGCGGGATGGCTCGACCGGCACGCTTCCGCTGCCGGCAGAGCAGATCATGCCCTACCGCATCCGGCGCGTGCTGGAGAGCGGCACCACGGCAACCGGCATAGTGGGGTTGATTTGATGGACCGGATCGAGATCAAGGCGGACCTCGGCGTGGACGATGCCGGGACGATCACCGGCACGGCATGGCCGTTCGGATCTGCCGATCGCATCGGCGACATGATCGAGAGAGGCGCTTTCACCAAGGCGCTGCCCCCGCTTCCGATGCTGGCCTCGCACGACCCCGCCGATGTTGTCGGCGTGTGGGAAGTGGTGGGCGAGGATGATGCCGGCCTTCAGGTGAAGGGCCGGCTTCTCGTGGACGATGTGGCGCGCGCGCGGGAGGTGCGGGCGCTGATCCGCAACCGTGCGCTGACTGGCCTCTCTATCGGCTTCAAGACCAACAAGGCCGCGCCTCGCAAGGGTGGCGGCCGCACGATCAGCGACCTCGATCTGGTGGAGATCAGCGTGGTGGCAATCCCGGCGCATCCCGGTGCCCGGATTCTTTCGGCAAAGGAAATGAACATGACGACCGAGCAGACCGAAGCGCCCGATCTGAAGGCGCTGGAGACGAAGATGGGCGAGATGGGCGAAAGCCTGAAGTCGCTCGACAAGATCACCGACCGGCTCGACAAGCTGGAAGCGAAGGCGAACCGCCCCGGCACGACCGAGACGAAGACCGAGCCGACCGAACAGCGGAAGGCCTTCGGGGCGTATCTCCGGTATGGCAGCAATGCCCCGGCGGATGACCTCAAGACGCTGATCGTCTCGAACGACGAACAGGGCGGCTATCTGGCGCCGCCGGAGATGAGCACGGAATTCATCCGCGATCTCGTGGAGTATTCGCCGATCCGCTCCGTCGCCAGTGTCCGCAACATCAGTTCGCCTTCCGTGAAATATCCCAAGCGCACCGGCATCACCAACGCGCAATGGGAAGGCGAGACGGAAGAACACGAGGAAAGCTCCGTCACCTTCGGACAACTGGAAGTCCCGGCGCACAAGCTGGCGACCTACGTCGATATCTCGAACGAGCTTCTGGCCGACAGCGGCGGCACGGCCGAGGCCGAGGTGCGCCTCGCGCTGGCGGAAGACTTCGGGCAGAAGGAAGGCGCCGCCTTCGTCAACGGCACCGGGATCAAGCAACCCGAAGGCCTGATGACGCACGCCGGGATCGAGCATACCCTCAACGGGCATGCGACGACCCTCAGCGCCGACAAGCTGATTGCCCTGATGTATGCCATGCCGGCCGCGTATCGGAACGCCGGCACCTGGATGATGAACGGCACGACGCTGGGCATCGTGCGCACGCTGAAGGACGGCGACGGCCGCTATCTCTGGCAGCCGAGCTTCCAGGCGGGGCAACCTGAAACGATCCTCGGCCGTCCGGTGATCGAAGCGGTGGACATGCCCGATCTGGAGGCCGGCGCCTTCCCAATACTCTACGGCGATTTCAGCGCCTACCGGATCGTGGACCGGCTGAGCATGTCGGTCTTGGTCAACCCGTATTTGTTGGCGACGAAGGGCGTGACCAGAATTCACGCGACCCGCCGCGTCGGTGGCCGCGTGGTTCAGGCCGCGCGCTTCCGCAAGCTGAAGATGGCAACGAGCTGAGGACCACATCATGCGCGATCTCTACAACAACCTCTCTGCGGTTCCGGCGCTGGCCTCGGCCGTCCAGTCCGCCAACGTCAACGGCGCGGCAATCGACCTGAAGGATGCGCGGGGCGTGTGCTTCGTGCTGAACACCGGCGCGATCGTCTCGGCCGGCGACTTCTCGGCGAAGGTGCAGGAATCCGACACCACGACCTCGGGCGACTTCGCCGATGTGGATGCGACCTACACCGACACCGACGCACCGGCGACCCTGGAGGCCTCGGCGTCCTATCGCCTCGGGTACTGGGGTCACAAGCGGTACGTCCGCATCGTGCTGACCAAGGCGGGCGGCACGAGCATCGCGGCCGGCGCCGTGGCCGTGATCGAGCCCTACGAGAAGCCGGCGGCCTGACCATGGAATTGCGGCGCAACGCTTTGAACAGCCAGCGAAGCCCGCATGTACAGCCGTTCCGTTTGTCGATCGGCGGACGGCAGACCGGCGGGCGGGGTTCCTCCTTCCCCGCCCGCCGGAACATCGGAGACGATCATGCCGAGCAAGGGGCCGAGGATCTGCGCCTGCGGGCACCGCGTCCCGCCGGGCATCCGTTGTCCCTGCGAACTCAGGGCGGACACCGAGCGGAAGGCACGGCACGACCGGAAGCGTCCGAACTCCAGCGCCCGGGGCTACGGCAGCCGGTGGGAGCGGGAGCGGGCCGCCTTCCTCGTTCTGCATCCCCTCTGCGCCTTCTGCGGCGCTACGGCGCGGCTGGTGGATCACGAGATACCGCACCGGGGCGACCCGGGGCTTTTCTGGCGGAAGGCCAATTGGCAGCCGCTCTGCACTTCCTGCCATTCCGGCGCGAAACAGCGCGCGGAACGGCGGCAACCATGAGGAACTGAAAATGGCGGTTTATGCTTCGAACGGCGCCACCTTCTACATCTGCGAGACGGCGCAAGCCTCCGAACCGGCCAATGCGGCGGCCTATCAGGCGCTGACCTGGGTCAAGGTCGGCGAACTCGAAAGCCTCGGCACCTTCGGCGACACGTCGAACGAGATTTCGTGGGCGACACTCGAAGATCCGCGCGTCCGCAGGTTCAAGGGAACGAGGAATGCCGGAACCCTGGAGATCGTCTGCGGCCGGGACTACGGTGATGACGGGCAGACCGCAATTCTGACCGCCGAGGAATCCGACGACGAATTCGCCTTCAAGGTGCTGTTCAACGACGCCCCTTCCGGCGGCACGCCCTCGGAGCGCTATTTCGTCGCTGTTGTTGGTGCCGCGACCGAGACGGTCGATACCGCTGACAACATCGTCAAGCTGAACGCGACCTTGTGGATCAACTCCAAGATCACTCGGGTTGCGGCGAGCAGCTGACCATGGCGATCGTGACCGTCGATCAGGTGAAGGAACATCTTTCCTTCACGCCGGATATCGGGAGCACGGACGACGCGCTTCTCGCCCGCCTGATCGCGGCCGCGCAGAACCATGTCGAGCGTCTTCTCGGCTTCAGGATCGAGGACAACTTCGGCGGCGAAGATCAGGACGATATCCCGCCGGCCCTGATCGAGTGCGTCAGCCTGCTGACGGCGTGGTGGTACGATCAGCGCGAAGCGGCGGGAGACGGCGCCCGCGAGGTGCCCTTCGGCGTGCGCGAGATCGTCAGCGAGTACCGGGAGTGGTCCTTCTGATGGCGGATGATGGCGGCCTGTCGCGCTTCCAGCGTCGAATGCGTGCCATCCCGAAGGAGGCACAGAAGGCTATTGCGCCCGCGCTGGTGAAGTCGGCCGACGAGATCGCGAGCGCCATGCGCGCCCTGGCTCCGGTGGACAGCGGCGACCTGAAGGCCAGCATTGCCGTCACGCCTCCGAACCAGGCGACCCCGCCCTATTCCCAGCCGGGCGGATCGCGGGTCGCGGCGTCGAACATGGCGCTGATCACGGCCGGGAACAACGATGTTCGATACGCACATCTTGTGGAGTACGGGCACGGCAACGGCTTCGGCGGCTCGAATGTCCCGCCGCACCCTTTCTTCTGGCCGGCCTATCGGCTGCTGAAGAAGCGCGCGGGGAACCGGATCAAGCGGGCCATCGGCAAGGCCGTGAAGGAGGCGCGATGATGGATGTAGAGGTGCAGAGGGCAATCCGGGCGCGGCTGATCGGAGCAACGATCGTGACCGATCTCGTTCCGGCATCCTCGATCTTCGACCGCCACGAGCGGCCCGTCCTGTCGCCTTCGATCATCCTCGGCGAAACGCAGGCGGTAGACGAAGGCACGAGCATGGAGCGCGCGCACGTCCGGATCTACCACACCATCCACGTCTGGAAGCGGGAACCCTCGCTGGAAGGCGTGAAGGTGATCTGCGGCGCGATCCGCAACGCCCTGCATGCCGGGCGGCTGGCGCTTGTCCATTACCATGCGGCCGACTGCAAGGTCGCCAGCATCCGTTCGATGCGCGATCCGGACGGAGAACACAGTCACGCGGTGATCACCGTGGAGGTGCTGGTTTCGGGGGTGCTGGCATGAAGGCGGGCAGGATGATCCATGTCATCACCGTCGAGCGGTCCGCGACGACCCTCAACGATTACGGCACCGCGTCCCGGGCGTGGACGGAAGTCGCAACCCTGCGCGCCGAGATCGTGTCCCGAACGACCGAGGAATTCCTCAGGGCGCAGGGCGCGGTGGACGAGACGGCGATCGTCTTCCGCACACGCTGGATCGCCGGCGTCACCAATGCCGATCGGGTGAGCTTCGACGGAAAGGCATACAACATCCGCGAGGTGACCGAGATCGGGCGCCGGAAGGGCCTCGAACTCCGATGCGGGGAGGTTGCCTGATGCGCGGCACGAAACCCGCCATGCGGACCGACAGGGAGGCCGTCCGCGACCTTGCCGCGCCTCTCTGGCTTTCCGAAGCAGCGGCCGAGGAATGGGCGCGCGTCATGCCGATCCTGACCGAACGGCGCATCCTGACTGTCGCGGACCTCGGCAGTCTGGAGAATTACTGCATCGCCATCGGGACCGTTCGCGAGATGGAGCGGCATCTTCAGACACATGGTCATGTCATCGACGTGGACGGTGCGATGAAGCGCAACCCTGCCGTTGGCATCCAGTCCGAAGCCATGACCCGCGCGCGGTTGCTGGCGGCCGAACTGGGCCTCACGCCGGTATCCCGATCCCGGCCCGCGATCAGGGAGGACGGCGACGATGACGGCGACGACCCTCTCGACCTCTGACACCTATCCGCACTGGATCTACGACGGTTCCGAAATCCCCGATCCTCTTGGACACGGTGAGCGGGCGGTGCGGTTCCTGAAGATGCTGCGGCATCCCAAGAGCGGCCGGGCCTTCCAGCTCGACCCGTGGCAGGAACGCATCGTGCGGCGCATCTACGGACCCCGGAAGGAAGACGGCAGCCGAATCGTCAAGACGGCGGTGATCCTCGTGCCGCGCGGCAATCGTAAGACCAGCCTCGCCGCCGCGCTCGAAGCCTTGCACACTGTTGGGCCAGAGCGCATCCCGGGCGGCGAGGTGATCACGGCGGCATCCGACCGGAAACAGGCGCGCATCGCCTACGACGAATTGCGCGGCCTGCTGACGGCGCATCCGAAGATCGCACCGCATATCCGCACCCTGGACTATCGGAACCGGATCACCTTCCCGAAGGATCGCAGCTTCTGCGAGGCCATCTCGGCCGATGCCGGCACCCAGCACGGCCGAACGCCGGTCTTCGTGCTGGCCGACGAACTGCACGCGTGGAAGAAGCGCGACCTGTGGGACGTGTTGCGTTCGGGGCTGGTGAAGACCCCGGGTTCGCTGCTGGTGGTCGCGACGACTGCCGGACGCGGGCAAGAGAACATCGCATGGGATATCGTCAACGACGCGCGGCGGGTTGCGCGCGGCGAGGTGGACGATCCGTCCATCCTGCCGGTGATCTTCGAAGCGGACCGGGATTGCGACTGGCAGGACGAGGAAGTCTGGTTCCGCGTGAACCCCGGCCTGCGTCATGGATATCCCGATATCGAAGGCCTGCGGCAACTCGCGAAGGAAGGATCGCGGCGGATCGGCGACCGCGAGGCCTTCCGGCAGCTCAACCTCAACGTCTGGCTGGACCACGCGACCGACCCCTTTGTCGAAATGGGAATCTACGACGAAGGCGCGGGCGCCGTCGATCTGGAAGACCTGGAGGCGCGCGGGGCCGAGTGCTGGCTGGCGGTGGACCTGTCCAGCAATTCGGACCTGACCGTGATCGTGGCATGCTTCCGTGACGGCGAAGACGGCTATCAGGTGGTGCCGTGGTTTTTCTGTCCCGAGGACAATCTCCGGGCGCGGGAAGACCTCTCCGGCGTACCCTACACCGCATGGGCCGAGGCGGGGCATATCACCCCGACGCCGGGCAATGTTGTGGATTTTCGGGCGGTGGAAGATCAGGTGCGCGAACTCTGCGCCCGCTTCAACGTCCGCGAGATCGCCTTCGATCCGCATCTCGCCCGGAACATGCTGAACGATCTGCTGGAGGACGGCTTCCCGGCCGTGGAATTCCGGCAGGGCTGGGTGAGCATGGCCCCTGCCGTGAAGGAACTCGAACGGGCCATCATTGGCCGGCGGTTCCGGCATGGCGGGCACCCTATCCTTCGGTGGAACTTCGGCAACATCGAGGTGCGAACGGACAGCGCGGGCAACCGGGCTTTCCACAAGGGAAAGTCGAAAGACAAGATCGACGGCGCGGTGGCGGCGGCAATGGCCGTGGCGCGATGCGCAGCCGGCGAAGGTGGCCTCGTGACCGAGGCCGAGTGGTTCACGGATGACATGTGGACGGCATGACAGGAGGCCGACATGGCTGACGAAGAACGTCTGATCGTGGCGCTGGAGGCGAAAGTCTCCGACTTCGAGAAGAGGATGCGGAAGGCCGAGCAGACCGGAACGCGCAGCTACATGGGCCTGCGGCGTGGGTCGAACTCGGCAACGCGGGCCATGGAGATGGACATGAACCGCGCGACGACCTCGATCAACCGGGCGCTGGCGACGACCTCCAGCCGGATCGGAACCTTCGGCAAGACCATGGCGGCGGGGCTTGCCGGCGGGCTGGTGGCCGGCGCGGTGGCAGGGCTGACGGGCAGCCTCTCCGATGTGGTCAAGGGGATCGCGGCCGTGGGCGACGAAGCGCGGCGATCGGGCCTCTCGGCGCAGACGTTCCAGGAGTGGAAATTCGTTGCGGAACAGAACCGCATCGGCGTTGACGCGCTGGTGGACGGGTTCAAGGAACTGAACCTCCGGGCCGACGAATTCGTCGTCACCGGCAAGGGTCCGGCGGCCGAGGCCTTCCAGCGGATCGGCTATTCGGCGCGCGATCTGAAACGCGGTCTGGAAGACCCGTCCGAACTGATGCTGGAGATCATCAAGCGGATGGAAGACCTCGACCGCGCCGCGCAGATCCGCGTGGCGGACGAGATCTTCGGTGGCACCGCCGGCGAACGCTTCGTGGAGCTTCTGGCGCAAGGTGAACGAGGCCTGAGGCGAACCATCGACCGGGCGCACGAAGTCGGCGCGGTCATGGACGACGAGATGATCGAGAAGGCAGCCGATCTCGATCGTCGTTTCGGAGAGATCGCCGAGAAGGTCGGGCGGATCGGCAAGGGTCTGGCCGTTGGCATCGCCGACACACTGGCCGAGATGACCGACTTCACCACGGCGCTGGAGGATATCTTCTCGACGCCGGAGCGCGCCCGCGCGATCCTGGGCGACGGCGTGGCCGATCTTCTGGCAGAAGACAACGCCGCACTGGAAGAACATGCCGACGCGCTGACGGGGATCGACGCAGGCTATCGCGAGATGGCCCGATCCGCCGAGTTGACAGCGGGCGATATCGAGCGCGCCGTGGTGAATCTCAGGGCCTTGGGCGAGCACGAGATCGCGGACGAACTTCTGGCGGCTGTCGGCGCTATGCGAGACCTCGCGCGCCAGATGGATGACGGCACTATCTCGGCCGACGAATTCGACACGCGGCTCGGCGATGTTGCCATGAGCGCGCAGACGGCGCTGGACCGGCTGAACGATGTTGACCGGGTGGAATTCTCCGGCGTGATCGGTGCAGTCGGCGGCCTCGTTCGCGCCCTCGGGGCCGCGATCGAACGCGCGGTGACCCTGCGCGACACTCTGCCGTCCGATCCTGAAGGAAGGCCTCACACCGGCCCGACCTCTCGGCGCGGCACCAGGGCCGGGCGGCAATACACCTCGCGCATGGCGCCGACGACCTCCATCCGTCCGCAGCTTCCCAGCGTGGATGCAAGCTTCGGCGTCCCCGACCCGAAGACCGGCGGCGGTGGCAGGGGCGGCGGTTCCTCGCGCGGTGACGAGTATCAGCGCGAGGTGGAAGGTATCCGGCAGAAGACGGCCGCCCTGGAAGCCGAGGCGGCGGCGCTGGTGGCCGTGGCGACCTCCGGCAAGTCTTACGGCGATGCGGTGGAGTATGCCCGCAAGCGGGCCGAACTGCTGGTGGCGGCGCAGGAAGCCGGGCGCGAGATCACGCCGGAACTGCGCGCCGAGATCGATCAACTGGCCGCCGGCTACGTGATGGCGGGCGAGAACGCCGACACGGCCGCCGATCGGCTGGAGCATCTGGAAGAGGCAGCGGAGAATGCAGCCGAAAGGATGACGGATATCTTCACCGGCATCCTCGACGGATCGAAGAGCGCGAAGGAAGCCATCGGCGATCTGATAAAGGAATTCGCGCGCATGCAGATGCAGAAGGGCTTCGCGTCCCTGATCGGCGTGACCGGCGGCGGGGGAGGCATCCTCGGCCGCATCTTCGGGTTCCGGGCCGGGGGCGGTCCGGTGATCGGCGGCGCACCCTACATGGTCAACGAGAACACGCCGAATTCGGAGATCTTCGTGCCGTCCCGATCAGGGGCCGTGCTGAACGTCCCTCAGGCGCAGGCCGCGCTTCGGCAGGCGGCGACCCCGGCGGCGAGCGGCGGCACGGTGGAGCTGATCCTCCACGCGGCGGATGGCGTGACGATCGAGGAAGTGCAGAACACCGCCGGGGCAATGATCCGGCAGGCGGCAGAGCCCCTAAAGCGCGAGACGATGAACAACATGGCGAGGAAGCTGCGGCATCAGCCGAAAGGATCGACGGGCCTGCGATGACCAATCTCGAACGCATCCTCTGCGCCGCGCTGAAACGGCATCTGGACGGCAAGTCGGGCAGGCCTCCGGCCGGGGCCGAGATCATCTGGAACGCCTTCGCGCGGCTGTCGTCACGGCGCGGGATGGGCTTCTCCGGGCCGAACCCGATCACCTTCACCGAGATCGAAGCCTTCGCCCGTCTGGAACGTCTGCCGCTGGAGCCGCACCACGTGAGGGTGATCGAGGCCATGGATCGCACCTGGCTGGACCATGCGGCAGGGCCGAAGCCGAAGCCGGGGATCAGCGCGGCGGCGTTCGACGGGATGCTGGCTTAGGCCACTGCTATGTGCCGGTGCCTCGGAAGTGTGAAACGCGCCTAACCTTAGGCCATGTCCAATCCGGAATTCGTCTCTCGAACTTCTAGTAGTACGTATCCGCCTTCGGACCGCTCACGATCTGAATTTTCGAACTGATGCCAGTGGCGCCGAACAACTTCGTATGAAGTATTCTTCTGGTCAAGCCAGACGGTAACAATGTCGCCGGGCGATGGTGCAGCCTGCATTCTCAGGTCTTCAATCGCCTCATTCCACCGCCCCCTAATCGGAACTAAACGCACGTTCAGCATGCCTGCGCCCTTTTCCTTTCTAGAATTGTACGGATCATCTCTGGCCGAGACGGCTTCGGCTCAACCTTCGCCCGTTCGGCGTCAAGCCATGCCAGCAAGTCTGGCGGTATCCGTACGGTCACGGCTGTGGCGTTTACTGCCGGCCGCCCCCTCCCGCGAGATTGTTTTTCTGCCATCAACAATTGCCTTGACCACCCTTTATTGATGATGGCAGAAATAGGGCGGGCCGGCAAGGTGGTAGGACACCCGCCGGCCCTAACCGAAACGCTGATCTGGAGGGATCAACGAATGGCTGATCATTCGAATAGCACTGGAGCATCAGTCCGCGCCAGCGGTCTGCCCGCTCTTCTGGACCACCTACGCGAGATGCATACTCTCGCCCTGCAAGTCGAGGCGGTGCTTCGGGCCGTCGAGAGCCTGGAGGCGAACGACAAGCGCAGCGATGCCCGCATGACGCTTACCGAAGTCGCGATCGATCTCGCCCGCGACCTGAACAACGGGCTGGACAGCGTGCATCTGCCGGAGGTGAGGGCATGAGCATTACGATCAAGGATATCCAGAAGGGCGATCCGCGCGAGATTGCAGACGACGCCGGCTACGCCGCCTTCCATCTGGTGCAGACCGTGCGACTGGCCTGCGAGAACGAGAACACCGTCTTTCCGGCGGGGGCAATCGAGGGGAGCATCGCCGGGACGCTGATGCTGGCCGAGGAACTGTTGAGCATCGTCATCGACGGGACCGAGCTGCTGCAACGCGATGCGAAGCGCGGGCGCCACGCTGAGCCTGCCGCCTGA